CCTCACAGAAATTAGTTGAACTATCCAAGATAGAATGGCAACAGAACCAAAAGAATGTATGGAAGCAACAGAGGGAAAAGGCGTATAACTATTACAAGGGTAGGACAGATGATTATCTCAAGTCATATTACAAGGCTGATAAGGGTACTCCCATTTATGATAAGATTCCTATTCCTACAATAGAACTTACAAGAAGGGTAATCAATCGGGTCAGTCTTGTGTATATGAATCCACCTATCAGGGAATACACTAATGCAGAAGGAACTGTTGTTAGTGAAACCTTGCAGGAGTTTACCAAAGGGAAAGACCATAAATTACAAAGAGCAGAAAGGCTTACTAATTTATTGGAAGTTCTGTTATTTAAACCTACATGGAGAAATGGATTTATTGAGTATGATATTATCAGGGATTATGAGCCTATATTTGGTGATGATCCACTAACACCCATTGCAATTACATATCCCCTGTCTGTTAAGGATTCTGTTATGGATACCACCCCTGAACTGTGGGCATATTGGGATGCAGAGAACCATTACAATTATGAGAAAACAGGTAAGATCATAGCACCTGAAGATAATCCCGAAATGACAAACCCCTACAATATTTTGCCCTTTGTTGAATGTTACAGGGATGGAAAGCCTGAATCATCATATTTAGATACAGATGCTTCCAATGGACTGATTGCTACTAATGAAAATATCATAGTTGCAGAATTTAACAAGGCTGCCAATCTCCAATTTCAGTCATTCGGGTTTGGATATATATCAGGCTCTAATATTGACTATGACAAGATTGAAATAGGTCAGGATAAATGGAGTGCTTTAGGACATGATGGAACTTTGGGAATGGTATCACCTCCCAATACAGTTGATAGTATTTCAAGTGCAATTACCAACAGTTATAAACTACTGGCACAGAACTATGGATTAGATGCTTCATTTGCAGATGGAACTGCTGCTGAATCAGGTGTATCAAGAAGATTGAGGATGCAGGAACTCTTGGACAACAGGTCATCAGATGTTACAAGATGGAATGATATTGAAAAGAAAATCTTTGAGGTTGAAGCACGGATATTAACTATTGAGGTTAGTAGAGATGCAGGATTCTTACTGAATGTGGATTATACAGAAAGCACAGACATATTATCAGCAGAAGAACAGAGGGCTAAATGGGATTGGGAACTATCCAATGGATTGATTGACAAGGCTGATGTACTGATGGAACAAGACCCTGACAAGTATGAAGATAGACAGGCTGCTTTGGATTACCTTGCTGAAAGATCAGGTGTAGAGGAAGAACCAGCAGAAGCATCACCACTATTAGCAGCACTAACAACTCCTGTGTAGATGGCAGATATTAGCGATATATTAGATGATATTGCAGAGGAGTTTGCTGGTAAGGTAGATATTGCAAAGAATGAAGTAGTTGAATCATTTATGGCATTTATGAAGGATAAGACCCCTGAAGAATCACTTGAAGTGTTGGCAGGTTTCAATATGGAGGCTGCTATGGACATGAAATTAGCAAAAGCATTTACATCCTATGAAGCAGGGATAGTAAGGATGCTTGAAACCACATATACAACCACAACACTATCAGAAGCCACATTAACTACATTGTTAAATAATGCAAAAGGGATGGTATCTGATGAAGTTGTAAAGCATCTATCTAAAGTATCTGTTCAGTCAATTATAGATGGAATTGCAACAGGTAAATCACCAGCAGAGGTTATAGCTGCAATAGATCAGGTGATACCAAGAGTTCAAACATTGGTTAATACATCTTATTCACAATTCTCAAATACAACAAAAAATATGATGGCAGAGAAATTGCCACCTGATACAAAGTTTGTTTATATAGGTGCTTTTGATGATAAGACAAGGGGTGCTTGTGTTGAAAAGATACAATTTGGTGAAAGAACAAGGGCAGATATAATAGCAGAATTTGGTGATATGAGCAATGAGATATTTAATTGTAGGCATAGTTGGGAAGAAATGAGCAGTAGTCCTAAAGATCAGGGATATAACCCTGAAAAGTTCAATGCTTGATTCCAGATTCTTTAGGAAGATAAATGCTGAAGTAATAATGAAATATAGGAAGCATATCTTTGACCCTGCTGGTGGTGGTAAAGGTGCAAAGGATGTTTATGGAAAGTCATATAAAAGATATTCATCAGGATATTCTAAAGCCAAGAGAGCAGGAAATATAAATATGTTAGGAACTCCACAACATAAAAAACATAAAGATAGCAATGCACCTGTATTGACAGGACTATTAATGAACGACTTTCAGCTTATAAAAGTTGGCAAGTCAGGTTTTACATTTGGTAATGTAGCAAGGCAAAGCACAGTTAAATACCTGTCTAAAATGGGTAGAATAATAATGGCAGAGAATAAGCCACTTCCTGACAAGATAGGTAAATTTGTAATGGCAGAAGCTGATAAATATGTTAAGAAAGAATTGAAGAAAATCACAAAGGGTAAGAAAAACATAATATTAAATATTTGATATAAACCCTAATAATTAATAAATTAAAGTATAAAATTAACTCACAAAAGAGGTTTTAAATGGAAAATGAAGTAAAGAATACACCACAAGCTGAAGTAAACAGCGAAACAAATCCCAGCACACAAGCTGATGTTAAAAATGATGTGCCTTATGATAGATTTCAAGAGGTTAATGGTCAAAAGAATCAGTTCAAGTCAGAAAATGAGAGTTTAAAAGCTGAAATTGCAAAGCAAAAGGCTGTACAGGAAGATGCAAGGCAACAGACTTTAAAGAATAACTCTGAATTTGAAACTTTATACAAAGAACGTGATGAAGTGGCTAAAAAACAAGCTGAACAGATTAAGGCTTTTCAAGCGAAGGAATTAGAGGAAAGTGAAAGACTTGATGCTAAAATTCCTGAAGATCATCGTGTATTCACAAATGGCATGAACAATGCTGTAAAGGCTCAATATATAGAGCAGTTACAAAGCAATGCAAATGCTGGTAAGACCGATTCATCAAGAGCAGGGAATACTGCTGTTAGTGAGTTTGGTGGATATGGCTCAATAGAAGAATGGGCATCAAAAGACCCGAGAGGCTGTGAAGCACATCTAAATAAGAATGTGCAAGGCTTTAGTTGGGGTAATATAAATAGTAAAACTTAATTCCTACCCGAAGGTCATTGCGACAGTTGAGGATGGATAAATTGAGAGGTCTATAATGGCACAAACAGCAGCAGTAACAGATGTAGGTGTAGCAGCAGGTGGACTGGGAACAGCAGTCGCAGCAGCAATCGTACAATTTAATAAAGCAAATGTAATGGCTCCATTGATTACAATGGTTCCTGCTCCAAGTGGAACAAGCACAGTTCAGTTCCCTATATATACAAAGCATGATCCAACTCATGCAGATTATGGTGTAGATGAACAAGCAGATGGGGCAGAAGAAACTATTGCTAATTTAACAAGCATAGAAACAACAAGTATAGATTGCAAAGTATTAAGAAGGGCTATCAGGGCAGAAATTACTGATCTATCTGCACATGGTAACAATGATGCCTTACTTATAAATGCAGGACTTCAGCTTGGTAATGATGTGGCAAGAAAGTTTGACATTGAGGTATGTGCTTTGCTTGATGATTTTGCTAATGGTGTTGGACATGATGATGGTATGAACTTTAATCTATTTATGGATGCAGTAGCAACACTTGAAGCAAATGATGCTCCAAGACCTTATGTAGCAGTATTACATCCACAACAGGTGTATGGTTCACAGGGAATATCTACTGAATTTGGTAGTATAGCTGCTGTTAATGCTTCCAATGGTGCATTTGCAGGTATGACAGGCACAGCCGAAGCACAGTTTATGGGTGCAGGTTTTGTTACCAGCTTGGCAGGTGTTGCTATCCATACTACTACTGCTGTTGTTACAGGTGGTACAGGTAGAAAAGAGGGTGCAATGTTCTCTAAAATGGCACTTGGAGCAGGTTATATTGATTTCGGTGGTGGTAATTTCATACAAATGGCTTCTGAAAGAGAAGAAGCTTATGCAAAAACAACTTTAGTTGCTAATGCTTATTATGCAGCAGCAGAGTTAGTTGATGTATATGGGTGTGAAATAGATACTGAAATATCCTAATATCCAAATAATAGAGGGGGGTTTAATTACTCCCCTCTATAATAAGATGTCAAAGAAAAAAGAAATAGGCAATTTGAATAACAAAGTCTTTGGATGTGAACTTGATCCTACCAATAGACTTGAATTATATGAAGATAAAGAAAAAGGTCAACAGGCTTATTATAAAGGTCAGAAGATTAAATATATGGATTATATTCAAGAAGTTGGGAACAGGGTTAAAAGGAACAAGGAAGGCAGGGGTGCAGACAATATAGGTTTATTTAAAGGCATTCAATTTGATAATAATGGTAATATCATAAAACAATAAGGGGATATGATGGCTGAAAAGAAAGCTACAAAAAAAGCTACTACCACAAATAAGGCAACATCTTTAAAAATAACTAAAGCTAATGGCAGGGTTATAACAAAAGCATTAGAAAATAAACAACAATACCTTAAAAAGGGATATCAGGTCGAGGAGGTTTAAATGGGAAATAATATTAGTAATTTTTCCATAATTAGAGTTGCTCCTACACTTGACACAGGTGCCTATGCTAACGATGAGGTGTTCTTTGCTGCAACTGAAATACCTTTGGCAGTTAGGGGTAATGGTGGTTGTGCTATGCTTCATGCAATTACAATACTTAATGAAGATGCTGTAGCACATGACCATGATCTTGTTTTTATGCAAAAACAGGTTAATCTTGGGACACTTAATGATGCAGTTGGTTCAGGAAGCTTATGGACAAATGCTCTTGCAAAGGGAGCAGGTTTGTGTGGTATTGTAAAAATTGACTGGTCAACAAATACAACTGATTTGGTCAACAATCTTGCTTATCACACATCTATTGGTAATCATGGTGCAGCACTTACAACAGGGCTTCCAATGATGTTACAGGCAGAATCTGATTCAACAAGTGTATTCGTAGCTGCTGTAAGTAGGGGTGGTACACCAACTACTGCTGCTGATGACTATGAATATGCTTTTCACATTCAGTATAGATAATGCCAAGTTTTGGCACTAAATCAAGAGAACGACTTGATACCTGCCATCCTGATTTACAGACATTATTTAATGCAGTAATTGAGGAAGTAGATTGCTCTGTTATATGTGGGTATAGAAATAAA